ATGGGTCGCGCCTGGGTCGCGGTTGCAGACAAGGTGGGTCTCGTGTCGGACAAGGATGAGGACAAGGGCGCAGGCGGGGAAGGATCCGTCAAGCCGTCCTCGCCCCCTGTCCCGAGGACGCTGCCGAGCCAGCGGCCGACGCAGCGCGCGGCGCCGGCCCCCGCGGCGGTGCGGACCCGAGCCCCCCGCCGCGCCAGGGATCCGGATGCGCCTGCGCGCATGCCCACGGACAGCTACCTGGAATGGCACGGCGGATCCTACCGGGTCAGCGTCAACGTTCCGATCAGGATCCGCGACGAGATCGGTGCGCCGAAGCTGCGCAAGGATCTCGGGACCGACTCGCTCAGGGTCGCGAACATGCTCAAGGAGCGCTACGTCTCGGAGTTCAAGGGGCGGATCCAGGCCGCGCTCGACGCCAAGGGCCTCGGGCGCAAGAAGCAGATGATCGAGGCCATGGAATTGGCGGCGCTCCTTGCCGAGCTGCGCGAGCGCAAGGCGCCCAAGGCCGAGATCGACGAGGTCGAGCAGGAGATCCTCCAGCGATCCCACGAGATGCGCTGGGAGGCGGCCCCTTGGGTCGTGCAGCGCGAGATCCCCAGCGAGGAGTTCCCGGACGGCCAGGCGCATTTCCAGGTCCCAACGGAGGAGCAGAGCGACCGGGCCCGCCAATGGGCGGCCGTGGCGCTCGGCGACGCCACGCCGATCGACTGGTGGCACCGCGACTACCTCGCCGGGACCGACGTCCAGATCCGGACGAAGGCGGACGACGTCCGCTCGCTGCGGCTCCTCCTGGAGTGGCTGCAATCGAAGGGGGTGCCGGGGTACGTCGAGCGGGTCACCGCGCAGCGCGCCCGGCTGTTCGCCGACGACCTTCCGGGCATGACCGGCCTCGCCCCGGCGACGAACAACAAGTACCTCAGCCGCCTGTCGAGCTACTGGAACTGGATGGTGCCCCGGGTCCACGGCCTGCAGCACAACCCCTGGCTCGGCGTGACCGTCGCGAAGCGCAAGACGAAGGCCGACGAGGAGGAGCGTCCCTTCACCGACGCCGAGGTCGCCCGGCTCCTGATGGGGCCGGCCACGCCGCACATGCGCGACCTGATGATGCTCGGGGCCCTGACCGGGGCCCGCCTCGACGCCATCGTCGACCTCAAGGTCCGGGACACCGACGACGGCCTGATCACCTTCAAGCCGCAGAAGAAGGAGACGAGCGAGCGCACGATCCCGGCGCACCCGCTGCTGGAGGACGTGATCGCCCGCCGGTGCGAGGGGAAGGGCCCCGACGACGACCTGTTCCCGGAGTGGCCGCCGGTGCGGAAGGTCGGCTCGATGCGCGAGCGCTCGTTCAAGGCCTCCAACCACTTCACCGACTACCGCCGCGAGGCTGGGGTCGACCACGTCCTGCCGGGCAAGCGGCGCAGCCTCGTCAACTTCCACTCGTTCCGCCGATGGTTCATCTCGCGGCTGGAGCAGGCCGACGTCCCCGGCGACCTGATCGCCGCCATCGTCGGCCACAAGCGGTCGGGCCTGACGCTCGGCCGGTACAGCTCGGGCCCCCTCCTACGGCAGGCCGCCGAGGCGATCGCTCGGGTCAAGCTGCCGCCCCTGGACGGCTCGCCGATCGTGGAACCGCGGGGCCTGCGTGCCCGCCCGAAACCCGGGGGCGACGCATGACGACACGAATCCCGATCCTGCAGGAGGCCTGAGCGCGGCGCGCCGGCCTCCGAAAACGGAGGCCACCATGGCCGTATGGTTTACAGCCGATTCACACTTCGGGCACGGTGGCATCATCGCCATGTGCGAGCGGCCGTTCCGCAACGTCCTCGACATGGACGAGGCCCTGATCGCCAACTGGAACGCGCGGGTGCGTCCCGGCGACATGGTCTGGCACCTCGGCGACTTCGCCATGGGGCACGACGCCGAGACCTGTCGGGAGATCTTCGGGCGGCTCAACGGCACGAAGTTCCTGATCAAGGGCAACCACGACGATGAGAAGGTCACCAGCCTGCCCTGGGCCCGGCCGCCGGAGAAGCTCGTCGAGATCTCACAGGACGCGACCCGGCTGGTCCTCTGCCACTACCCGATGCGCGCCTGGCGCGGGAGCATGGGCAAGACCGTCCACCTCCACGGCCACACGCACCGCCTGATCCCTGACACGACCCTGTCCTGCGACGTCGGCGTGGACTCGTGGGGATACGCCCCGGTCCGCGTCGCCGACGTCAAGGCCAGGCTCGCGAAGGTGACGCTGGACGTCGAGGAGCGGCGGGAGCTCAAGCGCAAGGGGTGACGACGGCGTGCGCGCGTGCGCACCTCTGCGCACGCGCTTTCAAGGAAATCTTTTCGATGGCCCGAAGGCACGTCGGTTTTATTTGAAACCGTGTGCGCAGGGCGTGCGCACGCCGTCAGCCGAGCGGGGTTGACCCGAGCTCGTCGAGGATCTGCCTCTCGTAGCGCCCCGCCTTCTCGGCCTCCTCCTTGGCCCAGGCGGCGAGTTCACCGGCGACCTTGGACAGCGCCAGCGTCGCCCAAGCCGGGAGCGGCTTCACACCCTTCGCCCACTGGTTCACGCGGGGGCGCGGGACCTCGCGCCCGGAAGCCTTCGACAGGGCCTCGGCCATCGGCGTCTGCCAGGACGGCCCCCAACGCGTGGAGCCGATCGTCACGAGCCAATGCCGGCGCAGCTCGCGGGCCTCGGGGGACAGGCGCTCCCGCGTCTCGGGGGCGTCCAGGGTTTCCGTATCGTCCATGGCATCCTCCACGCGGGTCCGCCGGAGCATAGGCCCCGGCGGTTACGAAATGTAGCACCTATCCGGGCCCGATCAGTCGTCGGTGCCCAAGACCTCAAGCACCTGCTCCCGGATCCGCCGCAGCTCGGCACGAACTTCCCGCCTGCCGGATCCCTGGCCGCGTTCGAAGCCATGCCTCCAGGATTCGACGGCGATCATGACCTCGCGCCGAGTGGCGTGGGCCGGAAGAACGGTCAGCCACTTCTTGAGATCGACGGAGGCGCCTTCCTCGTAGACGTGGATCAGGGCGACGCGACCGTTGCCTCCCTCTTCCGGATAGACTTCTGCCCACAGCTTGAAGCCGGGGACCTCACCGACCGCATCGAGGGCGGCGCGCCTGACCGCATGCTCCTGGGTCCGATCCAGCCGGGCGAGGCGCTGGAACGCCAAGCCGAAGGGGTCGTCGACCCCCCGGTTGTCGTACGCATCGAGGAATAGCTGGGCGAGGTGCTGCGCAGCCTGCTCGGGCGTTCCCGACTCCCCGTCCTCCCCATCCCAGCCAGCCGGGAGCGGGGGCAGGTCGGGAAGGATCGTGCGGAGCGCGTCCGCGATGACGTTGTGATGGGCGTAGCGGACGTCGAGGTCCATGAGGGCCTGGACGGCGGCCTCGGTCTTGTCACGGGGCGGTGTGCGCACGGGGTGTCTCCTTGGTTGAAGGTCCTCTGACGAGGGCGGCCCTCGGCGAGCGGCCCCCGTGGGGCGGCCGGCGGAGGGCCGGGGCGCGGGGCCCCGGCTCGGCTCAGAGTGCGAGGTCGGCCAGGGCGGCATCGTCCTCGGGGGAGGCCTCGCGCGGCGGGGGCGCCTCGGGCCTCGGTGGCTTGGCGGACAGGGCGGCCTTCAGCGTCCGGTGGATCGTGACCTTGCGGCCGTAGCAGGAGAGCCAGAGGTCCTCGACGACGGCCGAGTAGCCGCGCCCCGGGCGCGCCAGCCGGGCCTCGAACACGGCCCTCCCGCCGTCCTCCAGGAACGGGATGGCATCGAGGAGCAGGTGCGAGCCGCAGACCGTGCCGTCGCCGTCGCCGATGCGCTTGCGCACCGCGAGCCACCGCTTCGAGACGAAGATCGAGTGGTGGTCCCGCTGCGAAGGCCAGTTGTCGTTCTTCCCCCACACCTTCTGCGTCTCGGTGCGGTAGGCGCCGCGGCCGTCGCCGGCATCCAGCATGTCGGCATTGATCTGCCAGCGGGTGCCACCCGAGCCGCCGTGGCGCATGACCCGCTTGGCCGCCTCGATCACCGCGCCGTTCCTCAGGTCGTCCAACCGGAGCCGGATCGGCCGCGCGATGTCCCGGGCAAACGCCTGCCGGTCCCGCATCGCGGAGATCGTCTCGTTGGCCTGCGGCTGGCGGCGCATGTGGCCGAACCATTCCCAGGCCGAGAGAAGGTTCTCGCCACGCTTGCCCTTGACCCTGCGGGCGCGCCACGAGTCGTTCGCAGCCTCGAACGCCACGGGGACGTCGCGCTTCGCGACGATCCGCTCGGCGATACCATCCTGCAGGGCGTCGCGCTCGCGGGAGACGAGGTCGTGGGCCGCCGTGACGCTGGAGGCGTTCGCCTTACGGATGGCGATGGCGATGCGGCGTTGCGCCGGCGTGAGCACGGCCAGGATTCCGATACGGGAGCGGAGGGGTTTCTGGGACATGGCGACCTCTGGGATGGGAGGGGGAGGCCGGGGCCCGGCGGCCCCGGCAGGCGCTCAGAAGTCGAAGCCGCGGCTGTCGCTGGCGTAGTCGTGGTCCCAGGTGTCGCCGATGGCGTCGTGGCGGGCGGCCATGAGGCCGTCGATCTCGCCCTCGCGCTCCTCGTCGATGCGGGCGTCGATCTCGGCCGCGGACAGGATCATCTCGCAGACGTCCGGGGCGCTGTAGGCGACGAGGTCGCGGCGGAGGATCGGCTCGCCGTAGCAGTTGCGCCCGAAGGCGTGCTCGGCGCCCCAGGCCACGATCCCGCCGTCGGCGAGCGGGGCGATGAAGTCGTCGTCGAGGGCGTCGGCCCAATTGGGGGCGGCCGTGTGGTCGGCGGTGGCGTTCAGCATCGCCACGGCCGTATCGATCTGCGTAGCGCGGAGGTTGGAGAAGAGGTCGCGGACGGCGTCGACGCTCGCGAGGTTTTTGTAGGAGTGGGTCACCGGCTTGCTCCTGCTCGGCGGGCCAACCCCGCCATGGGTTACTTTATAGTACCCTTAATTGGCCGTGGCAAGGGTAGGGTATCGAAAAAGTAACCCTCCTGGCGGAGTCCTCCGGGCGGGTGGACGGCGATCGCCGCCGCGAGGCCGAGGACCGCCACGGCCCAGGCGACGGGCCCGGCCACGATCGCCGCGACGTCACGCATCGCGCACCTTCCGGCCGATGATGCGCAGCGTGTTAACGCTGAGGCCGTGCTGATACTCGACATCGAGCGGTCCCTCGGGGACGTACCCGCACCGCTTCAGCAGGGACTCCAGGTCCGACGGCTCGCCCGGCCACAGCAGCTCAGACATCTCGCGCATGTCGATCGTGGGGTTCTTGATCGGGGGGAGGCCGAAGCGGCCGACCGCGGCGCTGACGAGGTCGACGACCTTGTCCGCGTCGTAGGCGACGAGGAACGGCAACTCGCCGTCCCTGCGGTGCATCCCCCACGGTCCGTCCAGAAAATCCCACAGGCGCTGAGCCTGCCTCTTCGTCAGCCCCTTGCTCGACTGATCGGGGAAGCGGTACTTCGACCCTACGTGGATCTCGTCCAGAGCGAACCAGAGATCCCCGCACCAGACCTCGTACAGACGGTCGCCATTCCTACCAGGGACCCCAGCCTGAGCCCTCGTATGTGCCGAGACCAGGGCGAACGACTGGTCGAACACCATCTCCAGAAGTTCGTGCGTCAGTTGCCACTTCCAATCGATCATTGTTGCGGATCCTTCAGCGTGACGTCGTGGGCGGGGTCGATCGCGCCGCCGATCGAGGCGGCGGCGGTGAGGGCGAGGGTGACCAGGGCGACGCCGGTGGCCCAGATCGATCCGACGATGAGGGCGCTACCGAGGGCCGGCCCGTAGCCGGCGGCGATCAGAGCGATCGTGGATGCGGCCACGCCCGAGCAGCCGGCCCGGCCGGGGGATCCCGCGGCCGCGTTGAGGAGGGATCGGAGCGCTTTCACGACCGGGGCCCACTGGGGGCCGCGAGACAGTCGTGGATCGTGAGGGCGACTAAGCCGTAGATCGCCCCGGCGAACAGCCCGTTGATCGAGGAGATCCAGCCCCAGTGCACGTCCGCCAGCGCGAGGATTCCGGCGGTCGATAGGGCGATGAGGTGGCGGTCGCTGTTCATGGCTTGCTCCTGGGCTGCTGGGTGGGAAGGGGGCGGGGAGGCGGCAGCCCGGGACGGGCGGGCGCGGGGGGTGGCTGAGGAGGGGCGGCGAACGCCTCGACGGCACTGGCGAGCTGCGCGCGGCCCTCTGGCTCGCCCCGGGCCAAGCCGCTCTGCTTGGGGGCGATCATGCCGATCCCGCGCATGCCGTCGGGCAGGGCGTCCAGGCGCGCGACGGCCTCCTCCAGGGCGGCGACGGCGATCGACTGGCTCCATTTCACCGCCTCAGCGGTGCGGGCCAGATAGGCCAGAAGCTGGTCGTCCCCGCCCTCGGAGGCGTGGGCTTTGAGCCTGGCGTAGGGGGCCGCGAAGGCCGCTCGCCGCTCCTCGGCCGTCGCCGCCATCAGTTCTTCGACGCGCGTCACGAGGACCTCCCGGCGGACTCGTAGGACGGGGGGAGCTGGTGCAGGCCGAGCTCGGCAAGAACGGACGGCCCGGGCGGACGGCGCCCGGAAAGCTGGTCGCTGAGGTAAGTCGCCCGGATGTTGACGCGCTTGGCGAAGGCGGCGGGGCCGCCGGCCGCGACGCACGCGGCCTTGAGGCGAACGACGACGTCGTCGCGGGACAGGGTGCGCGCCATCACCGACCTCCCCGCAGGGCGGCGCGGCCGACGGGGTCGGTCGGCAGGCCGAGGCGCCGGGCGGCGCGGGAAAGAGCATCCGGGTGACATCCCCAGGCCCGGGCGAGGCGCGCGACGGAAACACCGTCCATGGCCAGGGCCACGCGGAGGACGGGCTCGGGCGGGATCCGCCCCTGCGTGCGGGACCGGGACAGATCCAGCGCGACGCAGCGGGCGCGGACTGCGGCCGGGTCGTCGCCGTGGGCGCGGGCTATCGCCGCGTATGTCGCGCCGGCGGCGAGCGCCTCGCGGAGCGTGGTTTCTGGGATGCGGCAGCGCACGGGGGTGTCTCCGGGTCTTAACGCGGTCTGCAACGTGGGTCGCGTTGAAGCTCAACCTGCGCGCCCGGCTTGGATTCGGCAAGCGGCCGAACACCGATTCGCGCGATTGCAGGCCAGAACCGGCCGTGTGCGGTTGTTACAAGTAGCTGACAAACACCCGAAATCGCTGGGTCTCGCGCCATCCAACCCTATACGGATCAGGCACTTGGATCGGGGGGTGATGGCCAAAATCCGGGGGTAGCCGGATCGCTAACCACGATCCCGACAAGTTGTCGCACCGCCTCCATCCACAGGGGGATTCAGCAGGCTGACGAGTCTTTGCCCGTCTGGGATGAGTTGTGACATGCATCGGCGAGGGCTTTGATGTGGGCACGAGGGCCGGCGCAGCGCCGGCTCCACTACCCGGGAGCCCTCCGTGTCCATCTGGAAAAACCTCGGCCGGACCATCGCCCGCGCCCTGCGCGCCGCCGCCCGCGCCCTTCGTCGCCTCGCCCGCCGGGGGAAGGACTCAGCCGCAGCTGCCGCCGAGACGGCCGCCGAGGTCGCTGAGGGTGCATACGAGACGGGGCTGGAAGTCGCCCACGATGCCCTGGATCTCGCCGAGCACGTCGCGGCGGTGCCGGGCGCCGTCCTCGGGGGGCTGCTCGGGGCCCGACCGGAGCAGCCGGGCGACGTCGCCGACGCGGCGCTCGCTGCCGACGCAGGCCCAGTGAAGGCGGCGGCCCCCGCCCCGGTGCAGGCCATCAAGCGCCGGGGCCATGTCGTCGAGCGGGTGTTGGACTACGTCGCGGGACGGATTTCCCGTGAGGAGGCCCGGTTCCCCGCCAGCGTCGGCCTGTGGCTCGACGACATGGGCGAGGACGACCGTGAGGGCCTGCTGCGCTTCCCCGCCGGCGATCTGGATCGGCACATGACCGGCACGGATCCGATCGTCGGGATCCCGCTCCTCCCCACGGACGCCGAGGTCAGGGCGCGCTTCCAGCGGGACGGGACGCCCGTCGCGGTGGCGTTGCGGGAGCTCGAAATCGACGCGGTTTTGGAGCGGCTCGCGCTGCAGGGCGGTAAGGACGGCAAGCTGGCCGAAGGCGCCCTGGCCCGGTCACTCGCACGGCTGCCCCGCATCCCCGCCGACGCGTTCGTCCACGAAGCGCCCGCGATGCGCATGTAGCCGTCGCGCGAGGCTCAGGAATCCGGCAGGCCCCGGGGGCAATCCCCCGGGGCTTTTTTCATGCCTGGAGGCGGCGGGCCCGCGCGATCGCCGCGGCTTCGAGGACCGCGGCCTCGGCCCGGGCGGCCCGGTCGGCGGTGGCGCGCAGGGCCTCCCAGAGATCGTTGCGCTCGGCCTGGAGCGCCACGTTCTCGGCGGCAAGCTGCTCGGCGACGCTGATCGCCTGGCCCTCGGTGCGGCGGGCGTCCTGGAGACGCACGGCGAGCTCGCGGACGGACTCGACGCCGGCGCGGCGACGGTCCTCGCGGCGGTCGGCGGCGGCGTCCATGCCGGCCTTGAGGGCCATGAGCATCGAGAGGCCGCGGCTGGCGTTGAGGCCTGCGTGGAGGCCGAGGTCGGTCGTTACGGACATGGGGGATCCCCGAGAAGGCGTTACCCCCATTGATTCGGAGCGCCGGAATCCCGTCAAGCGATCCCTGTGGACGCCGTTAACAGACCCCTGGCCGCCACCCCTGTTCGGATGGCCATCCCCGACCGCTCCCCCCGTTACTCCTAGTGCCGGTAACGCGCCTCTAAATTCCCCGGGATTTTCCGGGGCGCCCGGCCCCTCGCGGGCGGAGGAGCCGATCGCCGAGGGCTTCCATGAGGGCGTCCCTGTTCAAGCGCGCGCCCTGTCGCTCGCCGCGCTCCAGGATCCGGACGTGCGCGACTTTCACGATCGCCGCCGGTAGGAGGGCGGTCGTGAGGGAGCGCTCCCCGACGGAGAGCAGCTCGGCCAGCGCGCCCACGAGCGCCCGGTCCAGGGTCTCGCGATCGACCGTACCGGCCGCCCGTTCCCTACCGCGCTGCGCGGCCTTGGCGTTCCGGTTCGTCTCCAGCCTCCTTGCGGCGCGGGCGGCCCCCGTCATGCCGGGGCTGCGGGGATAGGGCTCGTCGGCGGACAGGCGCATGGCGGTCTCCTCGGGTGACGCGTCATTCTCTCACCGCCCCAAGCAAGCCACCAGGCTGACGCGTCAGCGGAAATGCTGACGCGTCAGCCGACGTCGGCACGACGTGCGCACCTCTGCGCACCTCTGCGCACACGTTTTCAAGAAAATCTATCGACCGTCGTCCGGCGTCTCAAATCCATTTTGAAAACGTGTGCGCAGAGGTGCGCACGTGCGCACGCGAGGTGCGTACGGCGGCACGCGCTACGCAAGGGAGCCGACGATGCCGATGTCGGGCCCCGCCGCGTTGGGATCCGCGGCCGTCCCGGAACTCCCGGAGGGCGGCGTGGCGATCGAGAGCAAGTCCCCCTTCGCGAAGATCACCGGCGTCGCGTTGAACAGCCCGATCGACCCCAGCTTCGACCCGGCCGCCCAGAAGGCGATCCCGATCTGGGTCGAGTTCTGGAAGACCTGCAAGGTCGTGTCGTTCTTGGGCGCGATGTCGAGGTTGGCGTAGCCACTGAAGCTCTGCAGGAACCGCGTGGCCCTGGCGAACCGCCGCCGGAACAGTATCGCGCCGGGCGGGACGTTGGCGAGGACGATCCCCGAGTAGAAATTCACCTCGACGGTCTGGGGCGGCACGCTGACCATGAACCAATACGGCGTGCCCGCATAACCGGGGACAGAGCTGGGCCCCGTTGCGTTCGGCTTCGTGCCGGCAGGCATCGCGACGTTCAGCCGGTAGAGCTGCGGCCCGGCGTACGTGTAGGCGGGGTCGGTCCACAGCACGCCGTCGCCGACGTTGTACTGGACCGTGTCGTCGTAGGCCCCCTGGTACGTATAGAAGTCCTTCCCCGCCTGTCCCTGGAGGGCGATCGTGAGCCACTTGCCGGCGGTCTGGTCCGTCGGGAAGTCGGCCCCGGCGACATGGGCGATCATCGCCAGGTACGAACCACCGTTGTAGGAGACGAGGTCGTTGGCCCGGTAGGCGGTGCCTGCCACCCACGCCCCGCGCGGCGTGAAAGGCGCCGACGGCAGCGCGTATGGGCCGTACGTCGTCCCGTCCGTCAGCGTCACCAGCAAGGTGTTCTCGACCGGGTCGAACGTGACCTGCGCGATGCCGGTGGCGGTGAGGCCCTGCTGCTCGATCGTCGTGACGCGCGAGTCCAGGTTCTGGATGTTGCCGTCGGCCTCCGGAGCCGTCAGCGGGGCGCCCTTGTTGGCGAGGAGCGTGATGGGAGGCAGCACGGCGGGTTATCCTGAATATCCGGGGGGGAGGTCGGCGACGAACTGGATGTTGGGATCCGCGTTCGCGCCGGCGGTCGGGATGAGCAGCTTGCCGGTGCGGGAATCGACCGGGGTCGAGTTGTATTGGGGCTGACCGTCAGGGTTCGTGGCCGTGGCGAACCACTTCCAGCCGATCTGCTCCTGGGAGACCAACACGAGGAGCTGCGCCCCCTCGTGGTACGGCGGGGCCGGATTCCCGGGGGAGTTGTCCGGGTTCTGGACCCCAGGCTGATCGATGGAGGGGCTGTAGTCGTAGTTGACGAGCTGGCCGCTCGGGGCGTTGTTCCCGTCGAACTGGCTGATCGACGAGGCCGGGCCGTCGCGGTTGAGGCCTGCGCCGGGCCGGGATTCGAACTGGGGCTTGGCCCGCCCGGCCTGCTGGATCGCAGCAGCCAGCTCCATCGGCCCCCCGCCCAAGGGGGAGTCCTGGCTGCTCATGGTTCACCTCCGTTGACGAGATCGATGCCGCGTGGGCTCCACGTCAGCTGCGCGTGGAGCGTGTATTGACGCTGCAGCACGCCCTGGGAGCGCAGCGGCCGCAGGGGCGCGTCGAGGGTCGTCGGGTAGGCGTTCGCGACCTGCTGGGGGTTCTGGTTGTTCGCGATCAGCCGAGAGACCTGCGCAAGCTGGTCGGACGCCGAGTTGTGCCTCGTGACGCTCAGGACGATGTAGTTCGGGTCCGAGAGCCGGAAGGCATCGATCGGGTCGGCCGCGTTCGAGGCGGACAGGACATACTCGATGTCGCCGTTGAGCGTCCCGGTGTAGCTGTAGCCGGGGAGCACGCCGGCGACGTACGAGGGGGCGTTCTGGGGCGTGTACGACTCGTCGACGTAGCCGCCCTGGACGTAGGTCTCGGGCTTCTCCTGGAGGACGTCGTGGCGCCCGGTCCCGACGCAGACCGAGATCGTCACGTCGACCTGCGCGCCGCTGTCGCCGCTGACGAACCGGCGCAGCTCCTCGACCTTCCCTACGACCGGGATCAGGCGCTGGCCGTCGCGCACCAGCATGCGCACCGAATCCTGCAGGGTGATGCCGCGCGCCACGTCCCAGGGGAAGGACTTGCGGTACCGCAGGCCGGCCATGCGCTTGAGGGCGGCGGCCCGCATCCGCATCAGGACGGCCTCGATCGTCCCCTTGCCGCGTGGGCTGTCGAAATAGGACGGCCGGCGCGGGTCCCCCATCGGCGTCGACACGCCCAGGTTGATCCAATACTTGGGCGCGAAGGTCGTCTTGGGTACTCCGTTACGGACGACCGTGGTCGGATGGTAGAGCTCGATCACGTTGTTCGCGATGCACTCCCAGACCTCCCCGCGCACGAGCACCCGATCGCCCATGTTGTAGGCGATGCCATCCTGGTAGGGCGGGATCCCGGAGAGCTGGTTCGGGTCGGAGATCTGGATCGGGCCGAGGTCGAGCGTCTGCGCGTTGAGCGCGAACTGCTGCGTGTCGAGGTCGAGGACGAGGTCGCAGGTCTCGCGGCGCGACTGGCTCCAATTGTACGAGACGAGCCAGCTATAGTATTGATGGTAATTGACGATGCAGTGGCCGTATTCGTAGACGTCCTTCGTATACGGCGCGCCCTGAGCCCACTGAGACTGATAGTTTCCGAGCGTCGGCGGCTCCCCGATCACGCCGGACGGCCGCGGGGTGATCAGGTAGTGCAGCGTGTCGAGGCGGTACGTCAGCCTGAAGATACGCCCGGTCCACAGCCGGGGCGAGGGCGCCGTGGTGACCAGGACCTTGGGGGACGACACCGTCCAGCCCATGCTGAGGTCGCCGCCGGTCTGGGACGCGGGGATGCCGCCGTAGAACGACGAGAGCGACGAGAACTTGCCGCCCGCGTCCCCGGCCAGGCTCACGACGTTCGCGATGTCGGTGGTGCCCACGGCCGACTGCGTGAAGTCCACGACGAGCTTCGCCTTGACGTGCTGGACGACCTCCTCGACCGCCGTCTTCTGCTCGCTGTCCCCGTCCCCGAGGTCCTGGTTGTTCGGCGCCAGGTCGACGACCCGCCGGCCGGTGACGAAGTCGTCGACCACGGCGACATGGGTCACCGGATCGATGTACCAAGTCGCGCTCCGGCCATCGAGGACCGAGATCGAGAGGTCGCTCTGGGGGCCCGGGATCAGGGGATCATAGTACGGCAGGCCGCCCTGGGTCGTGTCGCCCGACGTCGCCGGCGCGATGCCGGCGGTGACGAGATTCGACCCTGCGAGGTTGATGATCAGGTCGATGTTGCCCTCGGGGCCGGGGATCCCGCCCTGGAGCGCGCCGGCCGCGACCGGTACCGCGTGCGTCGGGTCCTTGTCCCCGGACACGCCGACGAGGACCGAGTGCTGGCTGTAGAGGGCCGCCCGGATCGCCGGCGTGTCCTTGACCGTCGCCCGCAGCAGGGCGTTGGGGACGCTGACGACGTCGTAGTTGATCAGGGAGCTGAACGGCGTGCGGTTCAGGTCGTCCTGGAAGAACGTGATGACGGGGATGGCGGACGCGGCCACCACCGACCACTGCGTCGAGGGGGCCGTCGAGAACGCCAGCGCGATCGTGCCCTGGCCCGGGTCCGGGATCGTCGGCACGACGTAGCTCTGGATGCCGGCGCCGGCGACCATCTGGTTCGCCTGGAGGCGCAGGGCGTCCTTCCACGACGCGGGGGCGCATTCGAGGAGCAGGCGCACCGTGTCGCCCCCGAAATCGTCGGGCATCCGCTTGATCCGGGCCCGGGCGAGGATCAGCGTCTCCGGGTCCGCGAGCAGCCCGGTGGGGGCGTCGACGACCGCGACGTAGCCGGTCCCCGCGAGCAGCACGAGGCCGGGGTTCTTGATCTCCAGCTCCAGGAGGACGACCCCGCCGCCTAGCGCGCCGCGCTTGAACGTCTGGACCATTTCCAGGACGAGCGCGTCGTCGACGAGCATGTCCTGCGTCAGGGGCGTCTGCAGGGCGGGGAGGTGGACGATGAAGAGGGGCATCAGCTCTGCGCTCCGACGATGGCGGTGCCCGGGGTCGACTCCTCCACCTCCATCGACCATGCGGCCGTCCCCTCGATCTCCTTGCCGGATTCGCGGAAGCGGTTCAGCACCACCATGAAGGCAGGCAGGAACTGCACGGACAGGGCGTCGGGGCAGGCCTGGGCGAGCGTTAGGACGCGGCCGTTGAGCGTGGTCGGGATCGACACCGGCGCGACGCCGGCGGGCGGCGTCGCGATCACGGAGGCCGGCGCCTCGTTGAGGTCGTCGGCCCGGAACAGGCGGAGGACGCACCCGGGGACGACGTCGCGCGGCAGGGTGACCTGGGTCTGCCCCGGCGCGATCGCCTGGGACATGTGCTTCGTCGAGTACCACCCGAAGGCGCCGGTCCGAGGCAGGGACAGGAGGTTCGGCGACCACCGCACGGCGGGCCCCGAGGCCGAGACCGAGATCCGGAAGTACGTGTCGAACAGGCCGCGGAACTGGACGGCCGTGCCGTTCACGGTGCGCCGCGTCTTGGTCTCGTCCGACTCGCGGCTCTCCTCGATGCCGATCGAGGATCCGACCGTCAGGAGGAACGGGGCGCCGGGGGTGGCGAGGCGGGTCTGCCAGGAGAAGGGCACGTACATCACACGCTCCAGGCGGGGGCGCCGACGCTGCTCGTGAGCGCGTCCTTGAGGGAGGCGACGTCGCTCCGGCCGGCCCGGGCCTTGAGCTCGCGGCCGTCGGTCATCTTGATGATGAAGGCGGCATCGGGCTCGTCGTTGGCGGACCGGCGGCCCGGGGCGGCCGCCGGCGCGGGGGCCGCGACCGGGGCAGGGGCCGCGATGCGACGGTCCAGTTCGAGGATCCTGGACTGGAGCCCGATGATCTTCTGCTCGTACCAGCGGGCTACGCTGCCGTCCTTGTCCGGGGTGGCCAGCGGATCGGTCCGCCGCATGTCGTATGTCGACCGGTAGTAGGCGAGGGTGTTGGCGTCCTGCTGCCTCTCGGCGAGGAGCTTCCGCTGCTCGGGCGTCATCGCCCCGAGGCTCTGGACGTACGTGTCGCCCTGGGGCGCGACCGGGGCCGGGGCCTGGGCCTCGTTGCGGAGCTGGGTGCCGCGGGCTTCGAGCGACTCGCGCAGACCCGAGAGGTCCTGGCCGAGCGGGCCGAGGACCTCCTTGAGCTGGCCGATGTCGCGCTCGACCTCGCCGTCGGCTGCCGAGTAGGATTCACGATCGGAGCGGTCCGTGGCCTCGTCGCCGGTCGAGGTGATGCCTTCCGCGGACACCCGGTCGGCCAGGTCGCCGCGGCCCTGCGCGCGGAGCTGCTCCTTCACGGCCTCCAGGCGCTTGGCGTTGTAGTCGGCGCCGCCCGAGAACAGGCCGTAGATCCCGCCGATCACGGCGCCTGCGGCGGTCCCCTCCGGGCCGATGAAGGATCCGATCATGGCGCCGGTGGCGGCGCCCTGCATCGCGCCGCCGGCCATGGCCCAGCCGCGGCCGGTCCCGTTCTCGGGGTCGGCGTTCGAGGCGATCTTGTCGCCGAGCCACTCGCCGCCGATCATCAGCGCGCCGGCGCCGAGGCCGAGCAGGGCCTGGAGCGCGCGGGAGCGGCCGATGAGGTTGGCGACGCCGCTCAGCTTGCCCGACAGGGCGGCCCACTTGCCGGCCGAGGCGGCCGCGGCACCGCCGGCCGCCGTCGCCGCGGTGCCGGCGAGGCGCACCGACTTCTCGGCCTTGCCGGCCATCCCGGACATGCGGCCGAACCACTTGGCCGACAGGGACCCGGCCAGCATCATGGCCTTCAGGCCGCCGATGACCACGCGGGTCACCCCGAACAGCGTCAGGAATCCGAGCGTCAGGCTGACCGTCGCGAGGTCGAGCTTGCCGAAGGACAGCCGCTGGATCGAGCGGTCCAGGAACCCGTAGAAGCCCTTGAACGTCTCCCACGCCTCCTTGGCCTTCGCGGAGATGTCCTCGATCGAGACGGCCAGATCCTTCATCCAGCCGAAGTTGAAGTCCTGCTCCTTGTTGGACGTGCCGTCGAAGATCTTGGTGAAGTCCTGCCAGAGCAGGCTCGCCTCGTTCTTGTAGTAGTTGACCGTGGCGATGAGGTTCTGGAACTTGGCGCCGATCGCCGTGGTCGGATCCATCCCGCTCCACACGCCCTGCAGATCGGCCACCCCGGCGCGGACGTCGCGGACGAAGTCGCGCACCGCCTGCGCGGCCGAGAACAGCCACGGGAACCGGGCGCTCTGCTGCATGACGCCGTTGCCGGTGACCGCCTGCCAGGCCTCGCTCGCGAAGTCCTTCACGTACTGGAACGTCGCCAGGACGCCCGAGCGGATCCGCAGCAGGATCGGGAATTCCTGGACCTTGGCGGTGTCGCCGCGGACGGCGGCCCACACTTCCATGGCGAAGCGGCCGAGCGTCTCCAGGCCGGCCCGGATCGTCAGGAGCCAGGGGTAGCGGACGACGCCCTGGTCCTCGCCCCGGATCGTGCGCCAGACCTCGCGGAAGAACAGGGCCGCCTTGAAGCCGGCCGCCACGAGGTCGATGATCCACTGCCTCGCCGGGATCATCACCTGGGCGGTCGAGTGCATCTGCTGGTGGATGCCCTTCACCGCGGCGACGGTCTCGACGGCGTAGGTCTTCACCGCCACGACGCCGATCGCCAGCGCCCGGACCCAGCCGCGGGCCTGCGTCGAGAGCTGGTCCGAGGTGCTCTGCTGCTGGTTGATGACCTGGACGGTCCGGACGAACTCGCTCGTCAGGCCCGCCATCTCGATGGCGAAGCGCCGGGCGTAATAGGCCCCGTCGAGCACCAGGCGCGCGACGCTCGCCGCCTTGGTGTCGGCGGTAATGAACTGGCTGAGGCGGTTGCCGGTGATCACGACCTCGGCCAGCGCCTGCGCCAGGATGAAGCCGTAGCGGGCGGCCGCCGCGATCGTGCCGCGGGAGGCGGCGATCAGGTTCGAGAGGCGGTAGTACCCGCTGATCACGTCCGGGCCGACGGCGCGCGCGACCGCGAGCTTCAAGCCCTTCCAGGCGTCCTCCAGGTCGTAGACGGCCGCCCGGTAGGCGCGCATCTGGGCGACGTCGCCGGGCCCGATCAGGGAGCCGAGCTGGCGCTGCCGCTCGGTGGCCGCGTTCAGGGCTCCGGCGCCGCGCGCCATCTGGGCGAGGAGCGGCAGCATCCGCTCCGCGTCCTCGGGGGACCCGAACAGCTCCGTCAGGATCTGGCCCTGCTCCGCGTAGGACAGCTCCTGGATCCGGGACATGAGGTCCTGGATGACCGAGCCGGTGTCGCGGAGGCGGCCGTTCATGTCGCGCGTCGCGATGCCGAAGCGGTTCAGGGCCGCGAGCAGCGTCGGGTTGTCCCCGAGGCTTGCCATCGCCTTGTGCGCGTTCGTCAGCGCCCCCTGGAACTCGGCCATGTCGAGGCCGGCGCGCCGGGCGGCGGCCGAGATCTGCTGGAAGCCGAACCCGCTGGACCCGGTCGCCATGGCGCCGTCGACGACGCCCTTCGTGGCCTCGGCCGAATCCGCGACCGCCTTGCGCGCCGCGGCCGCGCCGGCGGCGACGCCCGCGCCCCCGATGAGGACCGCGCGCACGATGACGGTGCGGCCGATCGAGGCGACCTTCTTCGCCACGTCGAACGCGCCCTGGCCGAGCCTGGCCAGGACCGACAGGGCGGTGGATCCGAGCCACAGGACGATGCGCCCGGCGGCCGTGACCGCCGCGACGCCGACGTTGAGGACGGCCCGGGCCGCGCCCGCGGCCCCGCTGGCCACCGCCCGCAGGATACCGAGGGCGCCCCCGAGGACGGTGCCGGCGAGGCTGCCGACCGCGCCCACGGCGCTCGACACGACGCCACCGGCGCGGCGCGCCCGGCCGGCCCCGTCGCCGAACTTCGGCAGAGCGGACTGGACGCGGGAGAGGCGGCGCATGGCGTCCTCCCAGGCGCGCGCGGAGCGGCGGGCCGCCGCCTCCTGCGCCCGGGCCGCGTCCGAGGCCGAGCGCTGCTGCGCCCGGTCGACCTCGGCCCACAGGGCCTTCATGCGCCGGGCCTCGCCGCCGATCCGATCGGCGGTCCGCTGCGCGAGCTGGACCTTCTCGGACTCGGCGGCCGTCACGCGCGCGAGCTCCTCCGGATCCCCGGCGGCCGCGGCGATCGCGACCTTGGCCTCGGCGGCCGCCTTCACCACGCGGGCGACGGCGCGCTCGTAGGAATCCGCCCATGCCTTCGCCAGGCCCTCGGTCTGGCGGGCGTTGCCCTTCGCCAGGACCACGTCGCGCTCGAACCGACGCGCCCCGGCGAGGTCGCCCTGCACCTTGCGGGCGGACGCCCCGAGCTTGTCGATCGACGCGGCGACGCGCTCGGCCTCGCCCTGCTGCGCCTTGGCCAGCCGATCGGCCTCGGCCTGCACGGCCTTGAGGCGGCGCTCGACCTCGACGAGGGCGGCGGCGAACCGGTTCGCGGCCCGCTCCTTCACCATGAGGGCGGCCTCGATGCCCTTCGCGGACCGGGCCTCCTGCTCCGCGACCTCGGCCTCGCGGTCGGTGCCGCGGGCCCCGGCGACCTTGGCCTGCGAGATCCGCAGACGGTCCGCGACCTTGGCGGCGTAGGCGGCGTGGTCCTCGGCCGACGACTTCGCCTTGGCCCGGAGCGCGTCCGGATCCACCATGCCGGCGGCGATCGTCTCGTCGAGCTCGCGCTTGCCCTTCGCCTTGTCGGCGGCGGCCTTGGCCGTGGCGGCGACGCGCGCGACCGCGGCGGCCCCCTCGGCGGCGGCCTTGGCGCGGGCCCGGGCAGCCTCCTTGGCGGCCTCGGCTTGCTGGGCGGCCGCTTCCTTCGCGGCGATCGTCTCCTGCGCCAGGATCCGGCGGACCTCGTCGAGGGCCCGGGCCGATGCGGCGACGCGCGCCTCCTCGACCTCGCGGAACAGGCGCATGCGCTCGGCGGCGTCGCGCTGCGCGTCCTCTTCGGCCCGCTTGGACGCGACCCCGCCCTTGAACTGGTTGCGCTTCAGGCTGGCGGCGGTGCCGACCCAGCCGTTGAGCTGCTCCTGGAGGTCGGCGCGCTCCGCCTCCTTCTCCGGGCCCTCCCGGCGGCCCTTGTTCGCCTTCTCCCAGTCGGCGAGCTGCTTGCGCAGCGCGTCGGCCTTGGCCCGGGCGTTGCGCAGGACCCCCTCGTCGGACGCCTTCTTCAGGACGCCCGCGTCGCGGCGATCGGCGGCCTGGGTGTCGACCTGGGCCTGCTCGCGCCGAATCCGGTCGGCGGCCTCGCGCTTGGTCCGCTCGTGGCGCTCCTCGGCGGCGCGCACCGCGGCGGCGGTGTCGCCCCCGGCGCCCTGGCGGTCCGTGGCGGCCTGCGCGGCGACCTCGGCCTTGGCCCGCTCGCGGGCGGCGTCGGCATCGGCCTGGGCCGACGCGGAGGCAGCCTCGCGCCGGGCCTTCGCCTCAGCGGCGGCGGCCTGCTGGACGGCGCGGGTCCGCGCGGCGGCCGCGGCCTCGGCGGCGGCCGTGTCCTTGTCCAGGAGGTCCTGCGCGAACTCCAGGGCCTGGCGGGCGGCTGCGATCTCCTCGGCGCGGCTCTTGCGGACGATCGTGACCTTATCGGCCTCGGCGGCGCGAACGGCCTGGATCTCGGCGTCGATCTGCGCCTTTCGCGCCTCGTCCCGCGGGGTGCGGCCGGCGTCGACCGCCTCGGCACGTGAGAGCCTTAGCTGGGCCGCAGGCAGCTTGGGATCGGGGGTCGCGTTGACCTTGGTCAGACGCTCGACCTCGCGCCGACCGTCGGCCACGCGCTTCATGCGCTCCCGGAGCAGGCGCTGGTACTCCGCCTCCTGGGCATCCTCGCCGGCATGCTCGAACTGGGCGTAGGCGCGCTTCTCCAGGTCCTTCGGGGTCTCGGCCTCCGTGGCCTGCAGCCTCTGCTTGGCCTCGGACTCCTTTGCGAGGTTCTGATCCCGCCGCGCCTGCAGCTCGGCGGCGCGCTGCCGCGCCCGGTCCAGGAGCGCGCGGCGCGCCTCGGCCCGCGTGTCGATCCGCTCGCGTTCGCGCGCAAGATCCGCCTCGCGCTTGGACGCGTCTCCCCCATTCTGGGTCCGGAGGGTCTCGCGGCGCTTGGCGACGTCCGCCTCGACCCGAAGCTCGTCCTCGGCGAGGCGCACGAGCTCGTCGTGACGCTGCCGGGCGACCCGGACGGCGTCCTGGGCCATCGCCACGGCCTGCTCGCGCGAGGCGGCGGCGGCGCGGGCCGCGGCGGCTTGGGCGGTGGCGGTGTCGCGGGCGGCCGCGGCCGCGGCGGCGGCCTGGCGCGCGGAGGCGGCGGCGACCGAGTCCAGCCCGGTGGCCGCGGCCTTGGCCCCGTCGACGACGTCCCGAACGCCGGCCACCGAGAAGGTGGTGCGCAGGTCGGCAATTTCGCGCCGCATCGCCACGGGGTGGGGGCTCCTACTCGGTTAGGGGGTGATCTCCAGGAAGGCCTGGAAGGCCTCCTGGGGGACCTCGGGGCTGGCCGCCCGCGCCCCGTTGATGTTGAAGACCCGCTCCTGGCGCCGGTCCTCCCGGAGCAGCTCCAGGTCGAAGAAGACCTGGGCCGGGGTGAGCGTCCAAGGATCCGGGTGTCCCAGGATCCTGAGCAGGCGGATCGCCCGGATCAGGGCGACCAGCCAGTTCGACTGGAGCTCTAGGCCGCGGTCTCGGTCGGCTGGTCGGCCGGAGCCTCCGGAGCCGCCGGCCTGCCCATCAGCAGGGCGTTCACGTCCCCGGAAAAACCGAAAGGGTCGGCGCCCCGCGTCTTCTGGTTCGCGAGGTCGGCGAGGTCCTGGAAGCGCGGATGGCGGAGGATGTTGCGCTCGAACGCCTCGTCACCGGGGCGCCCCATGCACACCGCGATCAGGGCCGCCTTCTCCTCAAGGGCGCCCTCGGCGATGTTCTCCCGCACGCCGTCGAGGATGGCGCGGGAGATCACGTCGAGGTCGGCGTCCGGGTCCTCGGCGACGGGGGCCGTGGAGGCCTCCACGACGGCGGGCGCGGCGCGGGTACCGAAGGGGACGTCGACCGTCTCCGCGGCGGCCTTGGCCTTCGCTTCGGCGTCGGCTGCGGCCTGGCGGACACCCTGGCGCACGCCGTCGATGTAGAGCTCTGCGACCGCAGGAATCCGACGGACCACGAACTTCACGTATTCAGCCGCCGAGGCGCCGTAGACCTTCACCATCTTGGCGGGACGGTCTCCGAGGGCCGGGGCCCACTCGAACTCGGTGTAATCGCCCTCGTCCAGGAACTGGAACAGGTCGTCGGCTTCGGCCTTCGTCAGCTTCGTCATGGTCTCGGTTTCCCCTCCGGAGACGCGTCATGGGAGGGGGCGCCCGGGGGCGCCCCCGGGTTGGCTCAGTTCGGGACGTAGCCCGGCATCTCGACGACCTGGCCACGCTCCAGGCCGATCGGCTGGGTCGTGTCGAACTCGACCAGGGCGTCCAGCTCCACCTTCGACGGCTCCTTGCCGTTGTCGATGAGGTTCTGGCTGGAGTTCATGCGGATCGAGATGGTCGGGTAGTCGTGGTCGTACGGGGCGCCCAGGAGGTTGTTCTCCCGGATGACCGCGCGGCCGCGGATCTCGCGCAGCTGCAGCATGCGCAGCACGGCCAGGCCGTTGGCGGTGGTGATCGCCGGGCAGGTGAATGCCACCTGGTCGGAGGCGCTACGATCGCCGATGACCTCGACGCGTCCGCCCTGCGAGTCGTAGTTGTACTTCGTCTTGTCGGGGCTGGTGAAAGTAACGCCGTAGACGCGATTGCCGTTGTGGTCCCGGCACTCGTAGATGTCGTAGTCCTTCGCCGTGGCAGGAATGTTGACCTCGCCATCCGGGACCGCGACCTGCTGGAAGTTCTCGCCGGCGGGAGCCATGTGCGACAGGCCCTGGACGAGCGGGAGGAACGACATGCAGGTGATCTTGAGCTCCTCGTTGAGGGTGATGGTCACCCTCTTGAGGATCGGCTTCTCGGGGATCTCGTTCGAGTAGATGTCCAGCGTCTCGGTCTTGACGGTCCGGACCACCTCGACGTTGCCGAGGTTGCGCAGCGGATGCGGCAGGCCGTTGGCGTCGAGGCCGGCGAGCTGGAACAGAAACTGGCCGGAGAGGACCTTTTGGGTCGTCGCCGGTGCGGAACGGTAAATGGCGGGCACGGGTCAGCTCCTGGTGGGCGCGCCGTCGAGCTGACGGAGCGTGAGGGCGTAGCGGATGAAGAGGTTGCCGACCTGGCCGCGGCCGCCCGGCTTGAAGGCGACCTGGTCGTCGACGAATTCCCAGTTGACCGGCAGGAAGCCGAGCGCGGGCGCCTCGCGGTCGAGGACGTCGTTGCGCTTCAGGGCCCCCTCGATCTTCAGGGCGAGGTCGTCGATGAGGTCGGGGCAGGACGGCTCGTCGCTGTCGACGTCCAGGTCGGAGGCGAGCCCGTCGATGGCGAGCTGCACGGTGACGACGTACGTGCGGAAGACGTCCGAGGCCTGCTGGTCGACGAGGTCACCGCCGGAGTTGGCGACGGCCACGTTGAGCAGGCCGGTCTCGCCGGCGTCCGCGAACCCGGCGGCGCGGTCGGCGTAGAAGCCGAGGCCCTCGGGCGCGTCCGGACCGACCACCTGTTCGAGGCGGTCCCGGACGGCGTGGCGGATGAGGCGGCGATCGTGCAAGGGAGCTCACTCCAACGGAGCGAGGATCCCGAGCGCGGCGTGTAAAAGATACGAGCGAAACGCAGGCCTACGGGGCGACGGTCCGGGCCCCCTTCCGCGCGGCGGTGGGCAGCTTCTCGCCCGGCGCCAGGCAGATGCAGTCGACCACGCCGACCCGGTAGGCCATCGGATTCCCGACGATCAGCTCGACGCCGTCGACCCGGACCTTGTCGCCGCGCCGGGGCTCCCGCGGCAGGTCGGCCAGGGAGTAGCTGACGACCACGCGGGAGACGTAGTCCTCGCGGTCCCCGACGTCGATCGACACGGTCTGGTCCCGGCAGATCGCCCGCAGGTCCCGACCGTCCGGGGTCCTGTCGATCCAGACGCCGTCCATGAGGATCGGGACCGCGGACCGGTCCGCGAGGGGCGACCGGGTCTGGGTCTTCGCCAGGAAGCGGAACGGGGCGGGGATCGGCATCAGGGGTACGGCTCGAAGGCGAGGATGGACAGGGTCACGCCGGCCGGGGCCGCGGTGAAGGCCCCGAGGACACCGGTCGACAGGAGCGCCCGCAGGACGGCCCCCGTCGTACCGGTGGCGGTGTCGAGCTTGGTGATCCGGTAGACGTAGCCATCCGTGACGGCGGGATCGACTTTGACGATCGGGACGACCCCGGTGGCGAAGGGCTTGCTCCACGTCAGGGAGAAGGCCCCCTTGGAGTCGGTCGTGGTGAACCCGGCGAAGTGGAGTGTGCTGGGACCCGGGACGCCCTGGATGCCCTGGCCACCGTCCTTGCCGTTGGTACCGGAAGAGCCATCCTTGCCCGGCGCGCCATCCTTGCCATTGGCACCGGGCTGGCCGTCCTTCCCCGGGGGGCCGACGAGGGAGATCGCAGTGGCCGCCGAGGCTACGGTGACGGTCCCCGAACTGGTGACCGAGACGTCGTCGAATCCGGGAAAGGGCTGCCTGTCCGCCGGAAGGTCCGACTGCTCCTTGCAGGCGGTCTGGGTAGTCCAGAACCGGTATCCCGTCGCGGCCGCGATCGCGGCCCGCATCAGCTGCTGCCGCGACGGGTTCACCGTCTGGACCTTGCCCGGCTTCGCGATCGCCTCGATGAGGTAGGCCGTCGGCATGTCACCCCCCGGTGCTGCCGGCCGGCGCGGACGCCGCCAGGATGGCGTCGACCTGCGCCTTGGTGGTGATCGTGCCCGCGACGATCCCGGCGACGGCCTGCTTCTGGGCGTTGAACAGGGCCTGGAACGCGGCCGAGCACGCCTTCGCAAAGGTCATGATCGAGGGGGCGTCGAGGCTGATGAACTGCCCCGTCGGGAGCAGCCAGGATTCGATCGTGTACTGGTCCCCGTTGGTGAGCGTCGTCTCGAATGCCGCGTCGCCGAGCGAGGATCGGGTCGTGGCATCGATCGGCACGGGATAGGTGCCCGACGCGATCGTGACCTGCAGGATGCGCCCGAACTGCCCGGGCCCCGGCCCCTCGGAGAGGGCCTTCCGGGCCGCGTTCGCGTAGCCGGCGAGCGTCTGCGGCGCGTTGAGCCAGGTCAGGCCAGTCGCGGGCAGCGGATCGTTCGCCCCGAGAATGCCGGCGTACGAGTAGACCCGCAGGCCGGCGTAGGCACCGGTCTCCAGGCTCGCGAGGACCAGGGCCAGGACCTGCTGCCCGTCCTCGTGCAGGGCGAAGATGCCGGTGCCTGACGCGTTCGCGACGACGATCATCTCCGGATCCTCAGCTGAAGAGCGAGTTGGTGTTGCCGACGGTGCCGGCAGCCGGGGACGTGACGATTGAGGGGTGCACGCCCGTATTGTTGCAGTACGCCTGCTCGAACGCGAAGCATTGGCGGTTGCTTCCGTCCATGTTGTCCCGGATCGTGTAGTCCGGCATGGATACGAACGAGTTCGTTCCGCGGTAGACCACAAGGCCGTTGTTGGTGTTGCAGCCCGAAACCAGGCCCTTGCCGGGACGGAGCGAGGCGGTGGCGGTCTCGACTTGGTAGCCGTTCTGGCCGTTGCCGCACGTCGCGATGTGCAGGAGCGAGACGGCCGTGGCGCCGACCTGCGCGCCGGAGAACGTCCCGTGCGAGATACCGTAGTGGAAGACGCCCGCGTTGCTGTTCCCGCTGAAGGCGGCGCTCTGCCACTCCGCGCCGTCGGAGAACGTGGCCCCGGAGATCGCGTGCAGGGACAGGCGGCCGCCGTCCCAGGTGGAGACGCCGTTCCCGCCGAATCCGGTCACGGCGAGGGCGCCGGCCTTGAGCCGCGCCTTCGAGCCGATGATCGTGAAGCCGTCGGCCCCGGGGATCACCGTGTTCGACGCGCCATCGGTGTTCGACACGGCGAGCCTGGTCACGCCGAGAGTGGTGTCGATGAGGGCAATGCCGCCCGCCCCGGCCGGGAAGGCGAGCTCGGACGGCACGACAACGGCGGCGAACGACGGGTAGGCGTTCGACCCGGCGGTCGAGGCCGAAACCGCGATGCCCTGAAGGTTGGTCACGGGGCCGCCCGTGTTGCGGGACGTGATCCGGACGGTGACGACGTTCCCCGAGATCGACTGCACCGGCCAGTTGCCGCAGAGCGCCGTCCACGCGGCGTTGCCGGTGTACTGCCCCTGGTTCATGCCGAGGTACTGCAGCCAAAGCTTGCCGCCGACGGTGACGCCGGCGACCGAGTCCAGGGTGAGGGCGACGTCGAACTGGTACGTCGAGCCAGCGACCGCCGCGACGGCGCCGATCGAGACGAGGTTGTTCCTCGTCGTGGCCTTGCCGCGCAGGTAGACGTTGTCGGCCTTGCGGTCGGCGAGGACGAGCGGCGACGTGAAGGCGACCTTCGCGGCGGGGAGCTCGACGACCACGGGCTTCGAGGTCGAGTTGGCGAGCTCGTAGGCCAGGGCGACCTTGGCGCGGATGTCCGTCTCGGTGGCGGCCGGCGAGAGGCTGTAGAGGGCCTGCCCGTTATCGACGAGGCCCAGGACGCCCCACACGAGGGACGACGTCCCCGTGACGGTCAGGGGCGTCGCGTCGGTCGTCTGGAGGAGCAGGTAGCCCTGCGCGTCGAGGGCGGCCTGGACCTTTCGGGCGGCCGTCTGAGCGTTCACGGCGGCGATGAGGGTCGCGAGCGTGTCGTTGGCCGCCACGGCGTAGGTCACGGCCGCGCCTGAGCCCTGGATGGTGAGCTGGTCGCCGACGGCCGCGTAGGCGAAGGCCGCGAGGCCCGAGGCCGGGCTCGCGAAGGCCCTGCGGCCCCGCACGACGCCCTGGGGGCCGCTCGTGAGGAGGGCCGTGATCGAGGCCCCGTTCGCGGCGATGGCGGCCTCGTCCGTGGTAGCGCGCGTCTGGAGGGCCGTGATCAGGGCCTCGTCGGCCGAGAGGCGGCTCTGGATGGCGGCGATCGCGGCGTTGGCGGCCGTCAGCGTCGCCTCGTCGGCGGTCTGCGAGGTGCGCAGCGCCGCGATGGCCGAGGCGTTGGCCGCGATCGCGGCCTCGTCCGAGGTCTGGGACGTGCGCAGGGCCGCGATCGCGGCCTGCGCGGCGGCGATGGCGGATTCGTCCGAGGTCCTGGAGGCGATCAGGCTCGCGGCCTGGACCTGCAGAGCGGCGATGTTGGCCTCGTCGGTGCCCCTGGCGGCCTGCAGGGCAGCCACCAGGGTCTGGATCGAGGCGATCGTGCCCTCGTCGGCCGTCACGCGGGTCGTCAGGGCCGCCACGGCGGAGGCGACCGTGGCCGCTGCGGCCTCGTCCGTGGCCTTGGCGGCCTGGAGGGCGGAGATCGCCGTCTGCGCGGCCGCGACGGACCCCTGCACCGCCGTGAGGTTGCTCTGCAGGTTCGCGATCGACGTGTTGAGCGTCGTCGCGTCGAAGATCTGCGAGGGGCCGAGATCGGCGATCCGGCCGTCCGAGAACGTGCCGACGCTCCGGCCGCCAGTGAAGGCAAGCCCGATCAGGGTGGCGGCGGGAGGCCCGCCGGTGGAGAACTCCATGCCCATCAGAGCACCGCCATCGAGGCCTGGACGACGCCGACGATCGGCGCGGCGGAACCGGGATTCGAATCCGGATCCGCCGCGACGAACACGTCGGTCGGATCCGAGAACGTCAGCGTGTAGGGGGCCCCTGCGGCGAGCGGCATGGCGTTCTGCAGCCAGGTGGCGACCGGATCGCCCTCGGCGACGGCGCCGCTCTTCGAGGTCACGTAGATCACGCCCTTCCGGGCCCCGAAGATGTGCAGGCGCACCGCGAGGGACCCGTTCGGGACGCGGTGGAACTTGCCGTCATCCGGGACGGGGAAGCGCACGGCCGGCCCCTCGGCGAAGGAGGTCACGACCTGCCCGCGGGCGTCCGTGACCTGGAGGGGGCGCTTCGGGGGCTGCTGCTGGGGCATGACGGCTCACGCTCAAAGATGAAGAAGGCCCGGGACCCTGGTGGACCCCGGGCCCCTGTTCGCGGGCGGTCGGAGGGGGCGCCGCCCGCGAAACCGCGGGTGGCGGGATCAGGCGACTTCGTCGGCTTGCTCGTCCGACAGGGCCTCGGTCAGGCCGCGCGGCATGATGTTCGTGCCGGGGGCGAGGCCGAGGTCGGCGTCGGTGAGGTCGTCGAGGGTGTCGAACGGCGAGGAGGCGGACTCGCCGTAGAAGCCGAGGGCCGCCAGGTCCGTGGTCGGGCCGTGCTCGATCAGCACGATGCCTTCCAGGCGCTGGTTCCAGCTGATGATGTTGGTCTGGCCCTTGACCTGGACGCCCTCGTTGAAGTCGAGGTCCTTCGGGAACAGGTAGACCGGCGCGCCCGCGGTGTTGACGCCGCCCATGACCTGGGCCGGGGCGAAGCGCGACTGGAACAGGTTCGGGGCGTTGGGGATCAGCGCCAGGACCGTGGTCGGGAAGGCCAGCTGGTTGGTGCGCGGGATGAACTGGTTGCGGTAGAGCTTGACCTCGACCTCGTCGCAGATCGTGAAGCCCTTCGAGTTGTCGGCGCGCATGAACTGGCGCTCCTGGAACCCGGCGTAGGTGTTCTGGACCGACGGGTCGTAGATCACCTTCTGGTTCATCGCGTAATCGCCGAGCAGCTGGAAGCCGGCGACGTTGTAGCTGCCGCCGAGGCGCTGACGGGCGAGGTACTTGGCGCCGTTCAGGAACTCAAAGAAGTTCTCGCCGGAGCCGAAGTTGAACTTGAGGCGCAGGGGCTGGCGCTTGAAGGTCTTGCGCAGGTCGACGTAGACCTTGCCGTATCGACCGAGGATCACGCCGAACAGCGCGGCGCCGATCCGGGTGAATTCCCAGGTGAAGTCGATCGAGGTCTGCCAGGTGGCCATCTCGCGGGCGAGACGGTCGGCGGTGGTCTCGATCTCGGACTCCGACCCGAAGGCGCGCTGCTCGGAGACCTCGGAGGCGCGCACGGTGAAGCCGTGCGGGTAGTGCAGCACCTTGAGCGGCACCGACTGATCGTCCTCGGCGTCGCCGAGATCGACCTGCGACATACCCGAGTTCCAGGCGCGCGGGTCGACGAGGTCGAAGGTCTCGGTGCGGGTGTCGACGAGCAGCGTGCGGGTGGCGACGCCCTGGGCGTTCCACGGCAGCGCGTTGATCTGCTGCGGCACGTAGGGGAGCCGACGGAACGCGTCCGTCAGGGTCGCGTAGTCATGGGCGGTCCCCGTCTCCGGGTTGATGATGGGCATCGGGGCGGTTCCTAGCGGCTCTGCTCGGCGGGGGCCGACGGCGGGGTTTCGGGGATCAGCGGACGATCTGGCCCTGTGCGGCCAGGGCGGCGACGTCGGCCGCGCGGAGGGATTCGACGGTGTCGCCGTGGGTCGTCCCGGCCGTGAGGCCGAGCTCGTTCAGCACCGCGGCGTCGCCGGCGATGACGATGTCCCCGCCGACCGAGGACACGAGCTGAAGGGCGTTGCCGTTGACGACCGTGGCGGTGATCGAGGGCACCGCGGCGTCGATGGCCGCGGCCACGGCGGCCAGGGTCTCGTTCGCGGAGATCGCGATGACCGTGCCGTCGATCGACAGGTTGCCGGCGGTGGCGATCGCGGCGCCGGCCGCGCCGGTGACCGTGGTCGGGCCGGGCTGGCGGAAGTCCAGGTAGCCGCCCTTGAGCTCGGTGTTGCGAGCCGTGTAGGCGATGCCGCCGATGCCGTCGGGGTAGCCGTAGCAGACGCCGGCGAGCGCCGTGCCGTCGTAGACCACCAGGCCGTTGGGGCCCTTCTGGACGAGCTTGCCGGGCCGCATCAGGGCGACCGCGGCCGGATCGACCAGGCCGCTCTCGCGGGAGTAGGTGAACGGCGCCTCGGAGATGAGGTGGACGCCTTCGCGGCGGCGACGGGTGTAGGTCGTCATGTCAGGCTCCCGATGCCGCCTTGGCGGTCGCGGCGTTGAGGGTGTCGAACCAGCTGCCGACCACCTTCGGGGTCAGCTCGGCCTTAGGGGCCGGGACCTCGCGCTGGGGCTGCTGCTCAGGGACGGAGGAGACGTTCACGGCCTTGGCCGCGACCCGGTTGTTGATGACCGCCCGGATCTGCGCGGTCGTCGAACCGGCGCGAACCCAGCTGTCGAAGACGGAGACCAAGCCGTTCTCCTCGGCGATGGCGCGCAGCGCCTCGCGGGAGGCGGCGTCGACCTGCTCGGGGGTGGCGGTGGAGGGCGGCTCGACGACGGCGGCCGTGGGCGTGACCTCGGCCTTCGCGGCGGCGGCCGGCAGGGAGGCCTTCAGGCCTTCGAGCAGCGTCACGAACTCGGAGCGGAAGCCGGCGAAGGCCTCTGCGACCGAGGTGGCCACGGTGGCGGCGACCTGCTCGGGCGTGACGGGGGCGGGCGTCTCGACGGCGGCCGGCTCGGCCTCCGGGGCCGGGGCCTCGGCGACGGCCTGGGCGAGGGCCTCGGGCACCTTGCCGCGGAACCGCGCCAGGTCGAGGCCGGAGAAGGCGGTGGCGGCGACCGGCTCCAGGACGGAGTCGACCCAGCCGGCGGCCTTGGCCTCCTCGGCGGTGTACCAGGTCGTGGCCGACATCGCGGCCTCGATGGCCTCGTCGTCCATGGCCTGGTTCTTGGCCGAGTAGGCCGCGACCATCGCGGCCTTCAGCTGGCCGAGCATGGCCGTGGCCTGCGCCAGGTCGGCGGCGTTGCCGGCCACGATCGTCGACGGGTCGTGGATCATGTAGAGCGCGTTGGCGCTCATCCGGACCTCGTCGCACGCCGAGGCGATGACGGTGGCGGCCGAGGCGCAGAGGCCCTGGATGACCGCCACCTTGCGGCAGGGGAGCTGCGAGAGCACGCCGTAGATGGCGCTGCCGTCGAAGGCGTCCCCGCCGGGGGAATTGATATTGAGCTGGAGCTCGTCGACCGGTCCGATCGCGCGGACCTCGTCGAGGAAGGCCTGGGCGGAGACCCCGACCTGCTCGCCGGTCCACTCGTCCGTGTCCTCACCGATGACGCCGTAGATGTCGATCTCGGCGCGGGTGGGCTGCCCGGTGATCGGCGCGAAGGCACGAACCGTCCAGAACCTGCGCACGTCACCGGCGGAGCCGACGCGGGCCTGGGGGCGGGCGATTACGAGACGGGAGCGGGTCAGACGCACGAGGGGATCTCCGTGAAAGCGAGGATCCCGAGCGGCGCGTGTAAAAGATACGAGCGAAACGCAGGGGATCGGGGACGTCATTCCGAGGCCCCGTCGGCGTCGGCCGGGACCTGCTGATCGCCGCCGGCGTTGGCGACGAGCGGCGCGAGCCGGTCCATCAGGGCCTTCTCGACGAGCTGCTCGATCATCGTCTGGAACGGATTCGTCGCGGGCGCGGCCTGCCCCGTGGCGCCGCCGGGCCCGGTCTCCTCGTCGTCGTCGAGGGCGGGGCCGCCGTTGTGGCCCATGCCGGCGGCCGGGGCCCCGGCAGGGGGCAGGTAGGTGGCGTAGTTGAGCCCGAACTTCTTCGCCCGGGTGAGCCCCTCGGCGTTGCGCCGATCGACCTCCACGGGGTCGCCGCCGGTGGCCTCGATGGCCTCGTCGCGCGACATGAAACCGTTCTGGACCGCGAGGGCGAACGCGTTCCACTCCTGGTACTCGTTCGGGTTCTTGCTGCCCGGCCAGGTCCAGCGGCAATCGAAGATGTGGTGCGGGGGCGTGCCCGGGGGCGGGGCCCACAGGCCCATCTCGATCGCGAGCTTGACCAGCGCCCGGTAGAGCGGCTGCAGGACCTGGCGCTCGATCCGATCGCGCTCGCCGTCGACGAATGTCCGGGTCTGGACCTCGGAGGCGCGCCACGTGCGATCGTTCGCGCCGCGCCAGTCGCCGGTGAAATCCTCGTACGAGACGTCGCAGCACGACGCCAAATACATGTGCTTCCAGCGGGTGTAGGGCTCGAAGGACTGGCCCGTGTCCGGCGGGTTGGACCACTCGATGTCCATGCCGGCGGGGAGCTCGGCGAGGATGCCCGGCTCCAGGACGAGCTGCTTGATCGCCCGGTCGACGGCGTCCGGATCCTCCTCCTCGCCGATGACGTTGCCGCCCTGTTCGCCCGGCAGGCGCTTGATGTAGCCGGCGAACAGGGCCCCCACGAGCTTGCGGGCCTGCTCGGCCTGGTCCCAGCTGTTGAGGTTGTGCGCCGTGACCAGCATCGGGATGATGGTCGAGTCGGCGCGCAGCGAGGACGCGCGCAGCGGGTTGGCGAAGTGCAGGATCTCGCTCGCCGGGATCCGCTCCGGGATCATGGCCTGCGAGGCGTTCTGCGGATCGGTCGCCTGCATCACCCAGTCATGCGGGTGGATGCGGTAGAGCCAGTAGGCGGCCGGCCGGTCGAGGGCGTCGAGCTCGATGGCCTGGACGATCCGGTTCGGGCCCTTGGCGCCGATCGGCCACGTCCACGTCACCGGGAGGTGGTCGGTCTCCAGGAGCTGCAGCTGCAGGGGCAGCACCAGGCCGTCGGACATGAACCGGCGGCGCAGGCGGATGACGAGCTCGCCGTCGACGCGCTCGGTGAGGTAGATCCGCTTGAGCAGGCCAGCCCACGAATCCCGGCCCCGCGCGTCGGCCTGCGGCAGCCACGCGCGGATGATCTCCTGCAGCTCGGGGAAGCGCGGGCACGGCAGGGGGCCCTTGCCGACGACCTTGCCGGCGATCGAGCGCAGGCCTTTCCGGACCTTGGCGTCGTCGCGGTACAGCTTCCGGGCCATGCCGAGGAAGATCGGCGCGGACTGGATGGTCTGGTTCGGACCGACGTTCGGCGGCCTGGGCAGCTTCTGCTGCGGGTCCAGCGCCTCGAAGGGTTGGTTGATTGCCTGCGACTGCCAGTAGAACTCGGAGCGGGCCACCGGTCCGACGAGGCGGGCGAGCTTGCGCGCCGCGGTCTTGAAGATCGAGGGCTTGGGCTGGGCCTCGGACGGGGCCCGCGGGGCCGGGGGCGGCGGGGCGATGCCTGTAGCCTTGGCGACGCGGTGCTGGCGGGAGGTGGCCATCAGTAGATGCCCCCGCCGCCACGGTAGCCGCGCCCGGAGATCACCCTGATCAGGGTGGCCCCGGTGCTGGCCTCACGCGCCAGGACGGGATCGTTCGTGACCTGGGCGTACGTCGCGTAGAGCAGCCGCAGGCGCGCGATGGCGTCCGCCCGGCTGAGCGTGTCCATCTCGCCGGCGTTCGGGTAGCTGATCCGCCCCGCGGCCGTCGCGAGCCCGTCCTCGATGGCCTCGATGGCCTCGCGGAGGAACTGGACGCGCTTCTCGCCGCGGGTGTAGCCGATGGGTAGCGTCACGCGGGGGCTCCTAAGGCCCCCACGGTCCCCCCGGCCCGCGTGTAAAAGATACGAGCGAAACGCCGATCAGCGGCGAATGCCGCCGAACGTCGAGCGCACCGGCGCCATCGGCTGCCGCCGCACCGGCTTCGGGGCGGAGCGCGGGAGCGGGGCCGCGATCGGGGCCCCGGTGCCCTTGCCCACGAGCTTGTCGAGGGCGGCCTGCGCCATGGCCGAGCGGTCCTCGCCGGTCCAGCGGACCTCCTCGGCGCGGGGCCGCTGGTCGATCATGGCCGCCTTCAGGGCCGGGTTGCGGCCGCACGCGATCCGTAGCGCGGCGAGGGCATAGAGCATCGTGTCCCACGGCTCGCCGGTGTTCGCCTTGGAGATCCGCTCCCAGACGAGGACGCCCTTGCGGTCGTGGTAGCTCCGCTCCGCGAACAGGCCCTCGAAGTAGTCGTAGCCGTCGGGCATGGCCGCCTGGAGGCTCTTCGGGAAGTGGACGTGGCCGGGCCCCGGGGTCTCGTTCTGCAGGCGCCGCATGACGAGGTTCTTGCCGGTGCGGGTGCCGAGCTTCGTGAACTGGCTGCCGGTCTGGGCGTGGACGCCGGGCTTCGAGATGATGAAGGGGGCGAGCCGCACCCCGTACTCGTTCTCGCCGCGGACCGGGGTCCAGAACCGGGCCCGGTGCGCAGCCTGGCAGAACCCGATGACCTCCTCCATCATCCAGGAGCAGTCCATCGCCCCGGCGACGGCCTTGATCTTCCGCCCGTCCTCCCGGATCCACACGCGATCCTTGAGGGCATCGAGCGCCGCGGCGCAGGCGGGGTCGAGCGGCGTGGTCGCCGGGATGACGAAGTACCCGATGACGGCGCTCTCCTCCTGCGCCCCCCAGCCGATCACCTGGACCTCGACGCGGGGCGGCAGGTAGTCCTTGGCGTCCGGATCGTCCTTGCCGCGCTGCACGTCGGCGCCGTACGTCACGGCCCGCACCCACGCCGGGAGCTCGGCCCGGTACGGCTCGGGGCGCATCTCGGCGAAGGATCCGGGGTCGGCCCCCTTCTCGGCCGAGACGTCGTCGAAGGGCAGGCCGAGGTTCGAGTTGTAGAAGTGCTGCAGGGCGGCCGGGTCGCCCTGGGCGTCCATCCACTCCTCCCAGAGCTTCGACCACGAGACGTTCGGGGCCATGCTGTAGAGGGCAGAGATGTGCATGCCGCGGATGCCCTTGCGAGCGGCGACGGCGGTGGCACGCCACTCCCCGTGCTCGTCCATCCACTCGCGGGTCTTGCGATCGTCCTCGATGAGCTGCTCGCAGGCCTCGCACATGTAGAAGGCGGCCACGAACCGCCCCTCGTCGTCGTAGTGCGGCTTCACCCCGTAGCGGGTGTCCTTGCTGCCCCACTGGAGCCGCTGCATGTGCCCGCACCCCTCGTGGGGGCAGGGCACGAAATAGTATTGCTTGTCGGAGCGCTCCCACTGCGGCCAGATCCGGCTGGTCCGGAGGCGCAGCGGCGACGACCACAGGAGCAGGCGGGACCCGTGCCGGGTCTTGCCGCGGTCCTTGAACAGCTTGAACTTGTCGCCCTGGCTCTTCTCGCCGGAGGGCATCCAACCGTCGTCGTCGACCTCGTCGCCCATCAGGATCTGGGCGGTACGGCCGCGGAACGTGCCGTCGGACATCGCCCATCCGAGGCGCATCATCCCGCCGTTCGAGTAGAGGCGGGTGTCCCAGGTATCGAGCCGCTCGCCCTTGATCGGCTTCCGGACGATCTCGGCCAGCATCGGCGAGTCACGGAAGGCCGGGGTCCAGTAATCGTTGGCGAATTCCTGGGCCTTCTGCTCGGTCGGCTGGACCATCATGCACTGGGTGTGCTTGTGGCGGACCTGGTAGGCGGCGACCATGGCGCCGATCTGGGTCACGCCGGTGCGGGTCGACTTGGGCCCGTACCACTCCTCGACCTCGGGGTTGCACATCTCCCGGGCCATGCCGCGCTGGTAGCCGAACAGCTTGGCCAGCTGGGTCTGCCCGGTCGTCTCGGCCGAGAGGTAGAAGTGCCGCTCGATCCACTCGACGACGTCGAGATCCTCGGGGATGTCGAGGACGGAGCGCAGGCCCACCAGGCCGTCGTGGAAGGCCTCGATGCCGAGGGCGAGGTACTCGGCGGCCGCGCCGTCGATCGCCTCACGCGGCTTCATGGGCCGCCTCGGTCGCGGGGGGCTCGGGATAGGGGGCCGTGTGCCGGTGGACCTGCCCCTTGAGCTTCTCCGCGAGCGCCTTGCGGATCAGGCGGTCGACCTCCTTGCCGATCCGCTCCGGGGTGTCGCCCCGCATGCGCAGCTCGACGTGGGGACCGACCTCGGCCAGGGCCACGGCGAGGTCGCTGTACTCCCGGCGGACCATGTCCAGCATGATCCCGATCGGGGCGACGAGGCCCTTCTCCTTGGCCTCCTCGATCGCCTTCATGGCGGCCGTGCTCTCGGCGGTGTCGGCGTCGGCCCGGGCCCGGCGGGTCTTGGCCATCTCGAAGTCCTCGCCGCCGTCGAGGGGCTTGAAGGCGGCCGGCTCCTCGCCGCCGGCCTCCTCGCGGGCCTCAATCGCGGCCCGCTCCTGGAGCCACCGGACGGCCTTCCCCATGTCGATGCGATAGGCCTTCTCGTCGCCCTCGTGGGGCATGCCGTCCCGGATCCACTTGGTCACCGTGTTCCGGGAGACGGCGATCATCTCGGCGAACTGCGCGGCGGAGACGACCCGGACGGACTTGCCGACGTCCCCCGCGGGGACCTTCGTGCGGCGCAGGCCTGCGGCCGGGGTGACGGCCTCGGCGGGCTTGGGGGCTGAGCGTGCCAT